TCATTTCTCACAGGCCCAGCCATCACCATCCCGATCATGCTTCTTTTCATAAGCTGGATGTGATGAGCTAACTCCGTCTGGATACACTTTTCTTAGTTCAGTACAATTTTTAAAACTCTCTCTTGAAGGTTCACTTGGTGTTGTTATGGGAGTTGTAATTGGTTTTTCTGTGTAGCTATCCTCCACTGGTTCACATGCCCATCCATCATTATCTGCATCATGTTGTGATTCATAGGCTGGGTGCCCACTCATTACGCCTCCCGGATAAACAACTCGCAATTCTGTACAGTTTTTATAGGATTCTTTGACTGGTACTGTAGATTTTGTTTCAGGCTTCTGCTGAGAAGGTTTTGACTCTGGTACGTTGAACTCCTTAGCAGCAACATTATAAGTCTTTCCATTCGTTGTTATTACGATTGTACCGTCTTGAGCAGTTGAATACACTTTACTTCCCGCGCTCTTTAAATTAGTTAAAACCTCATTATGTGGATGACTATAGCTATTATCCTTACCATAGCTTAATATAGTTACTTCTGGTTTAACTGCTTTTATAAATTTTGATGATGTACTAGTATTTGAACCATGATGCCCAGATTTCAAAATTTGTGCCTTTAAAGTATCGTATGAATCTACAAGTAAATCTTCTAGATCAGTACTAGCGTCAGCCATTAATAAAAACTCTATATCTTTATATCCTACTTTGAGGACAATAGAAGCGTCGTTTGTATCCGATGCTTTTCCATCTACATATAGCGTTTGTAGATAGAAATCAGAAGTCCAACTACCAATCAATATTTGTCCAATTTCTGGCTCTACATACTTAATATTTTTTTGTTCTACAATTTTTAGAAGTTGAGCATACGTTTCTGTAGTGTGAGATTTACCACTATTCACAAACTTTCCAACAGAAATTGAGTTTAATACTGCAATTAGCCCTCCAACGTGATCAGCATCAGGGTGGGTTGCTATTACATAATCTAGCTTTTTAATGCCTTTTGATTGTAGATAAGATACAACTGTTTTACCTGCTGATTTAGCCCCTCCATCTACTAAAATATTCTTTCCATCGTGAGATTGAATAAGTATAGAATCGCCCTGACCTACATCAATGAAATGTACTTTCATTTCACTTTTTTTAGTTGGTGCTTCTGGAGATGTTTTATTGGCATTTTTCCCTGATACTACAGCATCGATTGAGTCAGCGTACTTTTTAAAGTCAACATCGCTCATATCGCCATTCATTTGTAATAAAATTAATCCATTTTGATGTGTGTGTGAGTAGAATAACGGACCCATATCACTTAATCCATCGTAGTATCCTTTAGCTTGTGCTAGACTTTTAGTGTCTTTAAAAATAAACAACCTTCCACCAGCATCCTCACCAAGCGAAGGAATTAATATTCGTTTACCTTCCTTGCGACCATTTCCAAATTCCTTATTAGGTAAATCTGAAACAGCCCCTACTTCTAATCCATCAGTTTTAAATTGTTTAATGATATTTTCTGTTGTAATTGGCGAACTATTATCTGTGCTTTTTTGAGCAGCTTCTGTATTGATTGGTAACGCCAAAGCAATTACTAGAATAAAAGTTAAAAATGATAATAATACTTTTTTCATAAATCCTCCTCCTTCAAAATAATAATACATATTTGGTGGTAAATTGGTATAATAGTATTAATATATTTTTATTTATACATAATTACTCAGGAGGATTCTAGTAATGCATAGTAGGTTTTGGACTATTTTCTTTTTAATTATCTTCTTTCCATTAGGTTTATTTTTAATGTGGAAGTACAGTCATTTTACTAAGCAAATACGTGTCATTATTACTTTATTTTTTGTAATTATAATTTTACTTTCTTCATGCTTTGGTGGAACGAATAGAGCAAAAGAAGAAGAGTTACTTAAGAAGGAACAGGAATTAGAAGAAAAAGGAAGTAAACTGATTAAATTAGAAAATGATTTAAAAGTAAGAGAAAAGGATATTGATCAGAAAATTAAAGATTACGAGCAAAAAATTGAAGAACAAAAGAAATTGGAAGAACAAAGAAAATTAGAAGAACAAGAAAATGAACGTAAAAAGCAAGAAGAGTTAAAACAACAAGAAGAGCAAAAAAAACTTGAAGAAGCACAAAATCAAGAAGCTGCTCAACAGACAACTACAACCGCCACACCCCAACAAAATTTAAACTTTAGAAATTGTAAAGAAGCTAAAGCCGCAGGTTACTCAAACATTAGAAGAGGCGAACCTGGTTACTCATCTAAACTAGATAGAGATGGTGACGGATTAGCTTGTGATAAATAATTTAAATAAAAAACCCCCATAAAAGTTAGATTGATGTCTAACTTTTACGGGGCAGTTCACATTCGAGCGCCTGGTTTTTATTTTGGTGACTGATTAATAATTTTTCTACCTGAGTTTTTAGTGCCGTATTAGCATATCGGAGAACCACATCATCTCCAGCAGTAGCAACCTGTACATCACTAAAATACTCGTCTATAGTCGTCCATCCAACCACACGTATCCATTGCTGAAACAACCGCCTCTTGAGCTCAAAATACTCCTGTCGCAGTTCCTTTAACAAGGTATCCATTAATGGCACAAAGACTTTTTTCATTTTAAATTGCTCTACTTTTAAGTAATCCACCTGTAGCGTCTTTATTGCTAGTTCTATTACAAGTATTTGTGTACCATCTTTCGCTGCTCTAGATTAATCATCCTCGTCAACCAAAGATGCTTTTTGTATTAAATCAAATGAAATTCGTTTTATCGATAAATCTGTATCTAATAGTAACTCTTTTTTGTACGTATCAGTACCAGTTACCAACCCTGTATGGTCATGTAGTTTATTATGGTCCCACAGCGTTAATTTAACCAATTTCCGCAATTTAAACGCTCGCTGTATAGTTTGCTCTATTTCTTCTAGTTCCCACTCAGTTAGGTCACGCTTTTTATCATGGTATTGCTCTATTTTCCGCTCCTTCAACTGAACTAGATGCTCAGGCAACATCAATGATGTCCATTTCATATTCCCACGATCATGTAACATACAAATCACTCTCCATTATTAATCGATATCTGAAATTTTTAGGATATCTAAGAAATGTACTTTGTGGATATTCATGTACTTATCTTTAATATGGATTAATTTAGTGTTTGCATCCATTTTTGTGACTGTACCTTCTAGAGTTTCATCACATTTATAAATGCTAAAGACTTTGATTTGTTTTTCTTCCATTACTTCGGTTAATGCTTTTGCAATTTCTTCTAACTCAAATTCGTCTCGATCTGGGTGCTTTGGTTCCTTTTTCTTTATCGGTGTTTTTGTTTTAGCCATTTTACCTTCTCCTTACAGAACATTTGTTTGTATACACAATAGAACATACGTTTGCATTTTGACAAGATAAAATTTCCTGTAAATAAAAAAGGCCAGGTACTCATTTGAGCACCTGATCCTATTGGGTCTAGAAGTTTTGTTAAAATAAATTCAATAATATCAACAATGTTGGCACTTGATTATTTTATAATGGTCGGTATTATTAATAGTAATATTGAGGTAGACATTAAAGTTAAAGTTATTTTTTTTGATAGTTTTTTTTGATTGGGACCTTCATAAAATCCTGAGAATTGTAATTTATTACGATATAGAACGAACAATATAATGTATATTGCTATCCCTGGCAACCAGCCATTATCATTTTCAATATTTATTTGTAAAGTTGAATAAATGAGCTTTACTACTCCCCAAATAAGAAAACCAAAAACAATAAAAATAAAAATGATTCTTATTAATTCTAAGAATACTCTCATTGTATTCGATCTTTTCCCACTAACTTTAATCACCCCTCTTGTTCCTATTCGAATGCTCGTACTGTATAAGTTGAACCAGACGTTGATGTAATGCGTACTTTAGCATTAGTATATGTATATACAACACCTACTGCAGCATAATCTTTCATATCATTAAGAGTAAAAGCCTTAGAAAAATCCTTTGTTTTTGTACTATCTATTGAACCATCATAAACAACACCAATTCCATTTCCTCCAACAATTCCATAAGCAGAATTAGTTACAGAAAGTTCAGCTTTAGATGTATCATGACCGGAATTGAAATTAACAGTCATTCTTCCTCCATAGCTATGGTTTAAAAGGTTGATATTAGAAGTAACAGCTCCTGAAAATTTAATTTTACCAAATCCGCCAGTTTTATCAAACTTCTCTGTATATGAGCTTTCAAACATACCCATCCCATAAGGTTGTATATCACCTGTTTGACTAGTTTGCTTAACTTTATTATTAGCATAGTTTTGAACAAATTCAGTATCTTCCATAGAGAATGGTTCATATAATTCATATGTAGAGTTTATTTGTTCAAATCTATCATAAATTTCTTCAGATGTTAAATTCTTATTAGAATCGTATACTAAATTTTCTTTCCCTGTATTTATCATCTCTTCTGCAAAAGCAGGGGCAGTGCTAACACTAACTATCGCTGCAGTCAAAGCAGTTGCAGCTACAAATTTTTTATAAAACATTAAAATCTCTCCCATATTTTAAATTAAATTTAAATATAATATTTTTTATTGTTAGCTATAGCATCTTAACTTTCCCTCGAGGTCATTTATAAACTTACCATCCAGGATAATATAATTTCAACAGTGAGTTCACGCCATTTTTTTGGCGTTACACCGCCATTTATTAACCATTTTTCTGTAAATCACGCCAAATCACGCCACTCAATGTAATTTTTTATGGCGTACTTCACATTTTTATACTACAATAGTAATGATATTTGTAAAAAATATGAATAAAGTGGTTTAAATGTATATTTTGTGATTATAACACCATTTAATCCCTGTTCACATAATTTACATATTTAACAAATAAAAAAACCCTTTACCAATTAAGGTAACGGGCATTTGAATACAATTTATTCTTATACTTCATACAACTTTGTTGTTTTACTCTCGTTGTTATAGACTAATTTCAATCCTAATAGCTCGGCTAGCTCACGCACTTGAACATATGTCCTACCATCTTTTATGATGCCAGGAATGGTCTTATTATCATTAAGCATAACTTTTGCTTCAGTGGTTTGTGACACTGGTACGTCCTCCTTTTTTATCGTGTAACCAATATGTGCAGCCAATACCGTTGCCACAGCTTGACAAATAGCTTCAAAGTCTTTATCCATTAATTCAACATCTTTTTTGCTAGTAACAAAACCAAATTCAATTAAAATAGCAGGTTCATAAGTACGTGCTAACACACCTAAATCAATACGTTTTTTAGCACCTCTATTTTTCATTCCACTAGCGTTACAAATAACGTCAACTACTTGCTTTGCAATAGCCAACTGATCATAGTAAAGTACCTCAACGCCAATCCCTAGATCTGTTAATGAACTACCAGCATTAAGATGGCCAGATACAATAAATCCGTTTGTATCTGCATTATGATGAGCAATTAAGTGATTGATATTTTGTGTTTGGTTTTTTGAAATTTTATCTTCATAATAAGTCGCTGGTACACCATTAGCAATACAAATGTCGTAAATTCTTTTGATAAATTTACGAGCGTATTGTACTTCATCAACAAAACCTCGTGCGCCTGTTCCGTCACCGTAGTGTCCAACATGAAATTCTATTTCTTGAGGCCGTGTCATTTAGCATTTTCCTCCTTTGTATTGAAAATCTCTAATGCTTTCTTAACTGGTGCTGGCATGTCCACACCAAGCTTTGCTGAATTTTCTCCTAAACTCACCAACTCGTTTAAGATGAACATTAGCACCACAGTATCTGGAATAATTTGTCCGATTGAAAAGCCTTGGTCTTGCAGTACTAAATAAATTAAATTAGCTACTACAATCCAAACCCACATCATGCCTTTTTTGATGATACCTTGATAGCCACGTTTGCTACTGATAGTTCCCCAATTTGCTGCCATGCCTGATAAAAAATCGATTGCATTCAATATTAAAAGTACTGTCATTAATAGCCCCCAACCGCCTACGAGCCACGATACTATTCCGCCTACTGTGCTAAGTAAATACTTAAATGTTTGTTCCATTTATCCACGACCTTTGCCCTTTTTTGTGTAAATAAAAAGCCATGAGGCGAATCGAGATTCAGTACAATGTATTGTTGCCCATCTCGATTGCTTTCATAGCATAATAAAAGCACCCTCGGAATGAGAGTGCTTTGTTATTATCTGAAGTACCAACCTTTTCTGTCTTCAATTTGTTTTTGAATTCCACCAATCGTTCTTTGGAAACCAGCTGCAATATAAGGAGATATTCTCTCCATTTCTTCACGATCTGATATTTCTTTAGCTAAATTATCCAGAAATGCAATTTCTTCATCTGTGTACTTTAATCCATTACGTGATGTATTTGCGGGTGTTGTGGTCATTACACCCCTCCTTTCAGCTATTATTAATTTCGACAAAAGGAAAAGAAACCCTGCTAGTTAGATAATAAAAATCCTACACAGAGTGTGCTCAATCATTCTTAACTGGTTCTTTTCTACAAACAAAAACTTTTGTACGGTTCTTCCTGTTGCATTTAAAATTTCATTTGCTAATTTACTCGCTATGACATTAGGATTAGTAAAATTCTGACTGACCTTTGGTGAGATGTACGTAGCTGATTTTTCTACACCTTTTCTTAAGTATGTGTAACCACACTTTAAATCACTTTTTCATCCATATACATCACTCCTATATTTATCTTTCGACAAAATAAATGAATCTCCTACCAGAAGAAAGTCATAAATAAAAACCCCCGCAATTACAGCGGAAGGCTTTGGTATAAAGCTTTAATTAATACATCTTTTGATATTACACCTGTATTAATTCCTTCACTTAAAAGCTGGATTAAGTGTTCCTCTTCTAAGTCTAAAGGTCTTGGAACAAAGTTTTCTTTTCCATTTGCTCCTTTTTTGTAATAAGTGAATCTCACCTCTTCAGTATCCTTTTCTTTAACATAGATTTTTTCAATTGCATACACTGAATCTTCGACTTGAACTTTACCCTGTTTAAGTAAGTCACAGTAGCTTGTTGAATTGATAACAGTCATCATATATCTCCCCCTTTCTATCGACTACATTAATTCGGCAGAAAGATAGGAATTCCTTCTTGATATAAAAAATAACGCTAAGCTTATGCTTGCGTTTACTTCTTCAACTCATACTTCAGCGCATTGATTTCTCCTCGAATTTTGCTGATAAAGGTAGGCTTATCATTATCGAATACGACCTCTATCTTTCGCTTGCCATATTCATATATTTCTTTTACGGCAGATATCCTTGTGTCCATCGTGACACCCCAACCTTTATCACGAACAGTAACCACATCCCCTACCCTAAAATCTTTCCCGTAAATTAATCTTGATGTAGTAAGTATCTGGCCGCCTAAATAAATCTCTTGAGCATGCTCTGACAACTTTTCGTTCCCACGCTTGTTTAAATCAGCTACAACCTTTTCAACCGGACGTGGATTTCCTTCATCATCTTCCTCTGATACATCTCTTGCATCTACAAACATTTCATATCGGTCAGCACCTACAGCATTACCAATAGAGATAATTCTGCGCTCGATTCCTTCACCCTGACCTGCTACGACTGCGAAGTTCTTATAGTCCAAATCACTTTCGGTGTATTCGAGGGATTCAATCGTCTCGAACTCCGTTGAGAAAATAGCTTGTGGCTGCCCCGTTTGATTGGCTACTAAATTTCTTCCTTCTTTCACAACGAATACAAAGCGTTTATTTTTCAGATCAAGCTCAATGTTCCAACCTAATCCATGAAGCTCTGATAGTTCGGTGAGCTTTTCATTTAATGGATCATATCGTGAGTTCTCTTCAATGGCTGGACCTTTATTTTGGTTAGCGCCTAGCACCAATCGTGGGAAGATGCGAGCCGGATCACTTGGATTAATCATCTGTGTGTTCACAAAATGTCGCATAACTGTTTCTACATTCCCTGCCACACTTTCATGAGTCTGGCCTGCTGCTGGATATATAAGGCGCTGAGATGTGAATGTTTTTAGAGACAAGGCTTTAATGCTCCAGTTTTCCGTTTGCTTGCCGTTTTCGTCTAATTCAATTTCTCGATGCCTGATGATGTAAGCTTGGTCTAATTGATTGTAAGGGAAGATGATATTACCTTTAATCAATTTGTCAGCATGTTGTAGATAGCGATTGATTTGAAGCTCTAGCTCTCCAATACCTGACCATGAGATACCGATTTGAGCTGATGAGTATCGATCTACCTCGCCAAGTAAATTAAATTCATCATCTATGATTCTTAAAGGGATATTTTGCATTTAATCACCTTCTTCTCCATAATAAAAAACACCCTCTGCTGAGAGTGCCTTAATTGTAATTTGTGATTTTTTTAAAAAGATCAGAGAATTTCCCGGCCAAAAAAGTGATCCCATACTAATCTAATAGTTGAACCGATATAAACTCCAAAAGTATTCATAAAGTTATGTGTAGCTTCTAAAGCAGCTAAGATAAAAGTAAATAAAGTTAAAACATCGATTTCGGTTACTCCTGAATTATTTACTTTTAAGTAAATATAAATGGCCAATGCTCCATAAGCTACCATTTTAAAAGTATTTATAAAAATATCATCTATTTTAATTTCTGTAAATTTCAAAGGAAAAAAAGCTCGATATATTATCGAAAACAAAATTATCGCCTTAATCGGATTAATTAACTCTAGTAAATATTTCGAATCAATTGTGACCATTCCAGATATCATAAGTCACACCCTCCTTTCGTCTTAATAATTCGACAAAAGGTAATAATCCCCTTCTGTAATTGACAAAAAAATTAACGCTAGCTTATGCTGCGTCTACTTGTTTTCGTTATCGAGTAATGCTTGTACAGCATCTCGCCATAATAACGGCACTTGGTCAACTGTTCGCAAATTCATTTTAATTAAATCCCAATATAGTTTAGCCATTATAAAACCCCCTTGGTTTGTAGTGTCTCTACCAATTCAGCGATAGCAAGTTGATTTTCTATCTTATCTTGTCGCTGCGCTTCCACCGACTCTGCTAACGCTATCTTCAAATCACGGTTTTCATCTCGTAAAATTTCAATTTCAGACTTCGGCATTTCCGCATATTCGTGCCACATTTCTTTAGTTTGTGGATTAATGTAAAGGCGTGGAATCATACCATTATTCTCAGGTTGCGGAATGTCTGATTCATTAACAAATATATGTCCCTCCGCCTCTAATTCTTCTTGAGTTTTCCCAAACCCATCTGTTGGATGAAACGGGTCGTAATGAACACCTTGAACGAACGCCTTCGTTTCTGTAATCTTAACTTTAAATAATAAAATCAATCTTGATGGTAAAAACATTATTATCACTCCTTTTAAATTAATGTATATTCTTTTTTAAAGCAACGTACTCTTCCAGCTGTATCGTGATAATAAATTAAATCGTCTTCTAAACTATAGTTCATCCACGAGACACCGAATATATTGCTCTCGCCTGAAGTAGCTACCCCTACGTGTTCTAAACTATACGTGTTCGCTCTTAGTCTACGTACAATCTCGGTTGCAAATGATATCTTTGTATCATCGGATAAATTAAAGTATGCTATTGCACCTACTGATGTTATTACTCCATTTTCACCATCTGGGCATAGATTGAATCTAGACGACCATTTGTATGAGTAATTTTCATATGGTTGATTTGAATAACCTAGCGAAACCGATGAGACTTTTACACCATTCGCATCGTAATTTACCACCCACGGTCCATCTCTTCTTTGATTAATCCAATTCCCAGCAGTAGCCAACGCTATATGTCCATTATTTAGAACTCGTGCTTGATATAATTGACCGTACTGGACAGTCTCTATAGCAGTTTCCCATGTTTTCGTTGCGTAATAGCTTGAGAAAGTGAACTTTATTAGGCTAGCCACAGGTGAGCTAGGCGTCAATACAACAAGTTGATTGTCAGGGGTCGCCATTAACTGCATCATATTGAAGTTATTAGTAAGTTGTGCAATTCCAATTTGTATTCCGTCTTTGCCAAATTTTCTAACTGACCTTACTTCAAAAGTGTCACTGTATTGCATGTAACTATTACCCAGAGAGTCGACAGCCACATGTGTAGAGAAATAAGTGCCAGAAGGGATGGCCTTTATTAAATTCAAATCTAGGTCTAGAAGATACATATTTCTATCATCACAAACCGCGGCGACTCTATCCCCACCAACATCAACCCCCATAATTGTTCCGTATTGTCCTGACGGGGTAAAACTTTTAACGATTTGTCCAGATTTATTGTATTTTACTAATCGACCATCCGTTTGAGAGGTGTAGTTGTATCCGACGTAAATATTCCCGAATCTATCAATACCAAAAGGTTTCCCTTGAGAGTTTATAGGAGCTTTCATCCATTTTTCACTAAACTTTTCTTTTACCTTATTTGATGGTATTGCGGAACCAGCCTTATAAGCTACTAACGTTCCAGTCTTAATGCCTTGTTCTGTCCCGAACGTTACACCTTTTACCACATCGCCTTCTTTTGCGTTGCCGTATTCACCTCCTTCACCCTGTAAGATAAAAGCCCCTGCGCGATAACGAACAGTATAAACACCGTTAGCCATTGCGTTACTAAACGCTGTGCCATTCGCTTTTTTTATAGGAATAGCACCTAATCCATTTATATTGAATGTCATCGCTGCGGTACTGTTGGAGGTAGCAGGGAATGAAACAGCCAAGCCATTTTTATAACTTGTAATTCCAGAAACAGTAGCAGTTAATGCATTTGCTGAACCTCCTACAGTTTCAATCCATATAATATGTGAAACTTCAGCTATATGGTTAGCGAGCCCCTGCTCTAACTCAGCTATTCTAGCTGCTAAATTGGCTGCTACATTTTCATCTAATATATCTTTAATCGCTTCAATCCAAGTTAAATATTCTTGTTTCTGAATTGCTTGCCACGTCTCAAAATCATTTTTCTGTTGTAATTGCCATGCTTCGATATCATCCTCAAGCGTCTGTTTCTTGAGATTAAACCAATAATCCCACTGTTGCTGGAACACACTTGTTGGCACGCTAATAAGCGAATAAACAATACCACATAAATCTTCTTTCATACGTTCATCTACAAGTTTTAGAGGCTCTAAGGAAGATGTATTTTTGGTTAGTCGTATTTGTGCTAACGACAATTCAAATACGTACTGATCTCGTTGTAAAGATGGAGGTACAGGGTTGGTAGCTGATACCCCTTCTTTTACAAACAGTCTGATGAATCGAGCGTTATTCCGTTTATCCAAACGCAAGACAATACGGTCAATGCGGTCTAAGCTCGGCTCAGGTAGACCATGCGTTAAGAATAACGGTGTTGTATTTTGATATTGATACCCTTGTATCAATGCCTCGCCAGCCTCTACGTACGTCTGCATGGTGCCTGCATTTACCTTTACTTGTAGATTAGGTGTGCCGTTCTTATGTAACAGCCCACTAGACAGCACGTTGCCAAAGTAATCGGCAAAATCACTCGCATAGTGCCATCGTTCATCGCCTGGTGCTGAGTTAAAAAACTTAAATATTTCTGCCACTTTCATCCCTCCTATACTGCGTTATATCGCTTATGGTAGCTGATGTTTACGATTGCTCCTTGGACGTCATTGTCAGCTGTATAATTAATGTCATTTTCGCCTAACTGCAACTTAAAAAAGATGCTATCTAAATCAAGCCAGTTTATTACGTCTCTACGAGCTCCATTTACATCTACAAATTCAACCGATTTTGTGCCTGGTTTTGTATCGATCACCATCTTTTCACCTTCTGCAAGTGTTTGATTGACTTTGATAAATTCGTCAGTTGTTATATTTTCGATTTTTGGATTCGTCGCAGGGCCATAAAACTCTATATAGAGTGGCGCTGCTACATCTCCGTCATTGTTAATGATTCGTCTATCCCTTTGCATCCCCATCTGAAAAGGACCACTAAATGGGAACTGAAATAACGGTTTGAATGCTGGTTCTTCATCGATTTTCAAACTACGCCAATACGGATCTGGTGCCACGAAATTGATCATGCCTTTTTGTAATGTTTTAGCCCTGCCTTCACCATCTGGGAAAATCGGTATACTAGATGCAACTACTAGAATCTCACGGACTAAAAAATCATTTTCATAACGTAGAGTACCAGGACCAAGCTTGGGATTGACGATACGTGCTACCTCTGTTCTCCGTCTTGACACGGTTTCATATCCACCCTCGTCTACTGCATTAACTATAAGAAATGTAATATCAATTGGTCGTTCCTCTAGCAATACATCGATTAAGGTGCTTCCGTCTTCGTATGGTACCCGTTGTGTTTGTAAATTGGCTGGCACATCACCAAGCCCAATAATTTCTTGCAAATAAAAAGGAGGACCGCCAAATGTGACGGACTCTCCAAAACGATTGGTATATGTGACAATCTCCATAAGACGACCTCTCCTTTAATTAACTGTAAGCCAATTGTTGTGCTACTTTTTTCAATTGACGTGCATTTTCTGATGGGCTTAAAGGTGTTGGTGAATGTAAATGCACCTCTTGATGTACACCTTTATCATTTGTACCTAGCCCACCTTCACCGTTTACATCAACATCTACTTTTACTTTGTGTTCAATCTCCGTTTGAATGGCATCGATTGCTCCATTAATGTCGTTAATAATATCGCTAACTTCAACGTGTGGCTGAATCCATTCAGCTACTCTTTCAGCAGCTTTAATGGCATCCGATTTCATATCAGCTAGACCGATAATAATTCCTTTCACCAAGTTGTGACCGATCATCTTTTTACCCCAACGGCTCGGACTATGGATGTCTAGTGCTCCTTGAATAGTAGCTTTGATACTTTCAGCAATGGATTGAGCTTGTGCAAGTAAATCAGGCGTTAATTCTGATAATCCTTGTTGCATGCCTTTAATAACATTACGGCCAATCTGAGGCATTGTAGCAACCATTGCATTAAACTGATTGACAGTACCTGTACGCACTTCTTTAATTTTGTTGGCCCATTCCGTTTTATAGGTATCTAACTGCGTAGCCGTTTCAGCTGTTAATTCTTCAATCTTTTTAGCCGTATCTTCTTTCATTCCTGTTAGCTCTAATTCAGCTTGGGAACGTGCTAGGTTAGATTTCTCTTGCCATAATGCTACATATTCGGCTAGTTGAGTAGCGCTCAATGTATTTAAGGCTGCGATTTCAGCAGATGCAGATGGACCTAATGCTTGTAATTCAGATAATAACCCTTGGTCAATTCCTTTTGCCCCTAATGCTTGTAGATTAGCTGCCCATTCTTGGAATGCCTGATTTTGACCTCTCAAGTTATCGATTAACTTTTGACCTGATACAGCTGCCTTCTCTTCTATTTCATCGAAGATACCAGCAACACTATATAATGATTGCGTACGTGATTTAACTGCATCCTCATATTCCTGTGTAAGTGCTTTGGATCCATCGATGAGTTTCTGATTAGCTTCTTGAATCTTGGATGCGTATTCTTCATTGAGAGATAACAGTTTTTCATGAATTTCTTTCTTTGTTTGTGCCACTTTTTCTTCGTAGTAAATACGTTCTTCACTACCAGCTTTGTACTGCTTCATGTACTTTTCGTAGGCAACTAGTTCCTGAGTAAGTGACAACTGATTGAAATTTTTTATACGCTCAATGTAATTTTTCTCTTTTTCAAACTGCTCTTTGGCAAGTTCGGCCATTGCTTTGTTGTAGTTGTTTTGCGCTTTAATACGCTCTTTCGTATTTTCCTTAAACAATGTTGTTGCATACTTCCAGTACCCTGCTTGTTGTTCTGTAGACCATAATTCAAGTGATTCTTTATTAGAAACATACTGCTCTAGTGCTTCTAACGTTTCAGCTTGTGACTTACTTCTTGCTTTCGCCAGTGCATCGGCTTCTTGTTTAGCTAATTTCTGACGACTAGCTGCAGCATCGGCCAAGATGTTGTTAATACGTAGTTGTTGAGCTTTAGTGTTTGTTTGCGTCTTTTTAGATGATGATGCTTTGATAACTGAAATTTGTTGTTCAGTTTTACGGTCAAGGTCAGCACGTTTCTTAGCGTAATCTTTTTGGATAGCAAGAGCATTCGCACTTGTATTGGACGTAGAATTTTTGACAATATAATTAATGTTATCCATCGCTGATTTCGTTGTTGTAATAGACTTACTGAAATCAGGGATAGCTTTGCCAGCCATGGTATTTGTCGCCTTTTGAACTACGTTAGTAGCAGATTCAATACCCTTAGCAACACCGATGGGAATCCATTTAGCTAAAGCAATCATGACGCGTGATGGTGAATGGATGCCTAGTTTGTTTCGTAGCCACTCTGGTAGTAACTCAGCTAGCTCCATAACTTTTGCTTTTACCTTGCCGAACCAGTTATTGATCCCTGTTACTAAACCAGCTACAATGTATTCTCCAATCTTCACTAGACTAATGTTTTCTAGGAATGATTTAGCTGCATTCCATCCATTAACAACAGCCGTTTTAACATTCTCCATCGCTGTTGAAACAGTGTTTTTAAATCCATTCCATATTGTTTCGATGACATTTTTAATGCCATTCAGTATTGTAGAGACTGTATTTTTAATGCTTGTCCAAATGCTTTTGATAACGTTGGCAATAGCATTCAATACGGCTGAAATGAAATTTTTAATCCCATTCCAAACTGAACGAACAAGACCAGTGATGCTTGTAAACATATTATCTAAGAATGAAGCGATGCTACGCCAAATACTCATGAAAATTGATTTAATGCCCGAAAGAATGGAATCAAAGAATGACTTTATTCCTTTCCATATAGCCTTAATCGATGTTCCCATTCCGGTGAAAATAGTATCAACGGTATTCCTTATAGTAGCTAAAGTGTTTGTAAAGATACCTTTAATCGTTGTCCAAATTCCTTGTAGGAATGTCTTAGCAGTGGAGCCAAACGCTTTGAGGGGACCAAGTAATTTACCTACAAAGTACAGGTTCACAACACCCCATACAGCTTGTAATGCTCCCACTAAGATTTGCTTAACACCATCCCATACTCCCTTCCAATCTCCTTGGAACAAAGATGTGAACACCTTTACAATGCCTAGAATTATTTTTACTGCACCTTTGATGACATTCATTATTGCGTCCCAAGTAGAGACAATTAAAGCTTTCACAACAGGCCATACAAACTTCATGATAGCTCCGATGACTGTCATGGCTGTTGTCACTACATCCCCAATAAACTTCCAAATGGTAGATGCAGTTGCCTTAATGCTTTCTTGGTTTTCATTCCAAAATGACGTTATCTGTGTCCAAACCGACATGACTGAATTTTTAATAGCTGTTACAGCCATGGATATTCCTGATTTAATTACTTCCCAAGCAGCTTGAACTTGTGACCTGAATTTTTCGTTAGTTTGATATAAGCGTACTAAGATTGCGATAAAAGCTACTATTGCTATGATGACTAAACCTACAGGGCTTTTTATTAAACCTAATCCTTTTCCAAAGGTTTTAGCGAAGGATATTACTGTAGATCCAACTGCTGCCATATTTCCACTAAAATTAGTGAACAGCCCTACAACACCCTTTAAAGCTTTCCCTACACCACCTGTAATGGCTGGACCTAACCCTTTAAAAAGCTCTCCAAATGCAATGATATTAGGAACAACCGCAAGTAAAACACCACCAATTGAAATAAAACTTGCTATTAGAACCCCTATCATTCTGTTACTTTCCATTCCACTGTTCATGAACTCTAGAATACTATTCACAATATTCATCAGCCCTGCACCAACTGGAGCCATACCAATGCCTAAGTTCACTAAAAAATTAGTAAGGTTACCGATTAGTTGCAATACACTTGGCGCTGTTTGTTGTACATAGGATAGGAATGTTTGGAATCCTTGATTTTGTGAAAGGCTAGCTGACCATTCCTTAAATCTGGCCATCATTGCCACAAGACCATCCATCATACCTGATGATGAGCCAGCAAATGCACTAAAGAAATAAACTATGCCTGCTGTCGCATCTCTGAAGATTGCTCTAATCTTTGGCATATTTTCATTTACATAATCCATAAATGATTGGAATTTGGAACTACTTGAAAGACCGTTAGACCATTCCGCAAATCGTGCTGTCATTTCCTCAAAGCCTTTTGATGTCGAGGCTGTCAAAGGAGCAAATGCTACTAACATACTTGCTAGCCCTTTAAATACGTTCCCCATTGATCTCGTTACTGTTTTCAGCATTGGGGCACCGGTTGTGTTCAAGTAATCTAGAAACTTCTGAATAGGTGGTGTGCCAATGGCTGTGTTCAGTTGCGTCATCAAACTAGATACTGCCTGAGCACTTGATAAGAATAATGGTCTTAACTTCGTTAATAGAGTGTTTGTTATTTGCATGGCACTCGTAAAAGCATTTAATACTGGCTTTTCTGTTTCTTTTACAAGCGATTGATACGTTTTCTTCATGTCGTCAAAAGAAGATTTGGCATTCATTTGAGCTGATGTTAATTTCGCATTTTCATCAAATAATTTTTTGATAGTTGGTATTGCAACTGCTGCAAATGCTCCAGCTGCTACACCAGCACTTGTAAACGCTCCAACTAAAGCAAAGGTTGAACCTGCTATTGTACCGATCATTGGACCAAGGTTAGCAATAGCTACTCCAATATTCGCTATAAGTGGTGCAATCATCGGTAAAACAGCAA